TCCTCTATTTCATCCTCTCGTTCACTATCTGACTTTCGCTCTTCAGACTGGTTAAGAGACTCAATTTTCTCTACTGGAGGAAATCCAAACATAGCTCTAACTTCATTTAGAGTAAACGGTTTAGGCTCATCTCTATATCCACGAAGTAGGTTTCCAAGCCATTTAGCCTTTACAGCTTCATCTGCATCTGTTACACTATTAAATCTCATGACTACAGAATTTTCTTCGAAGCCATGATGAGTTAAGATAGGGTTAAATAATTCACGTTTCATCTGAGTAGCAATCTTCAGTTGAAATGCTCTAATCATTCTCTCATACATTATCTCCTTAATCTTGGCTGTAGCTTCAGTTGATCCTCTACCCAAACCAAGTGACTCTTCTGGACAAAGCAATCCTATGATTAATTGCGTCTGGAAATAGTTGAAGTACTCTTCAACGCCAGCTATCCCTCTTTCGTCTATAGTCTTAACGTCAACCAAGCCCGGCACTATTATTTCATTAGTCGAAGAGATATCCTCTAATTCTCGCTTTATAGTTTTAAATATTTCCTCTGGAGGAATATCTTCCTCTGTTCCAACCTTAACTAAATATTTAGCTGTTCCATGCCTTACTATCGCATTGCTTATAGCATCATCAGTCTTGACTTTCCTGTCGATGGTATCTTTAGAAGGCTCTATTAGAGAGACACCATAAGGCGAAGATGGTCTAGGGAAGAATCTAATGTGAATGATATCATCTGGCTGTATTAGTGTATCTTGAAGCTTACCTCCAATCTTCTGCTGATATGAAGTAATCCTGCCATACTTATCCCAGTTGATTATCATAGTTGTTGGGTCTACAGTTTTGAGCTTTATTATGTCTCCGTTCTCATCCCTTACCTTCTCTATGAATGCATCTCCGTAGATTAGAGCATAGACAACATTGTCAAGCAAGATAGTTTCCAAATCTAGCTTATCTACATACGATTGTATTAATTTTACAGCATCCTTATCATCGCCTACGAGATAGAACCCAACCATTATAGTATTCCAGGCTGTAGTATTTATAGATGCAAATATAGTTCCTTCTCCATTATAGTAATCCCAGTATTTTTTAAGAGTTGATTCATTCCTTACCTTTTTCCCAATACCAGAAAATTTATATTGAGTAGTAGCAATAATAGTCTTTGGGGTTCCATCTGTACGAAGATACTTTCCAGTATCCCGAGGCTTTGATATTAGCCTTTTAAAGAGCATAGGCATACCAATCTTAACCATTTCTATTACGCTTATTTAGATTTCTTCGAACCGGAGAGCGATATCTCTATAGTAGATACATTTCTCTGCTCATATGCTTCGCTACCAACTTTTATTGTATACTCAGGGGATTCGATGTAGTCACGAATCAGTATAGCGAGTATATCAATAGCTTTCTTGATATTACTGCCTCTCGCTATTATTTTTACTGATTTGTTCTTCGTAAGCGAGAAGAAACACGCAGAGATGTATCTAGAGATATCTTTGTTTCCAATATATACTTCTTCCATGATATCCTCCATAAGACATCAAACTACTGATACATTATACTTACTGGTAGTTTTTAACGAGATTAGTGAAGGTATTTTAGACCAATCTATCCTCCGTTCCTCTTCCTTATACTGTGCACACTGAATAGCGAATGACAGCGAATCAATGGTATCATCATGAGAACCTCTTGGAAACGAAAGCAACTCATCTGCCCAATCAGTTAGATTTGGATTTAGCAGTATTCTACCAGTCTCAAATAAAACAGAAAGTCTCTGTACTCTAGACATTCTATCATTAACTATAGATGTCTTTATTGGAATTATCGGAAGTGTAGTAGATTCTATAAGCTGGTCTATAATCATCTTTTGCTGGGCTGATGCCTCTATGCCAATACGAAGAGGCTTCCACTTTTCATAATATGATTTTATCAGTTCGAATTGTCTGAATAAGCTCTCCTTAGTTCTTAAACCATCTAAGACATATATTACACCCTCATGAACGCCTATAATAGTAATTGAGAAGTAATCGCTCTCTTCACCTTTAGAAGCCAAATCGACTCCCATAAACGTAGTAAACGGCTGAGGTATCATTTTATAATTATCGGTTGAGTATTGAATCCATTCATACTTAATCGGAGATTCTTCATCTGATACTATTTCATTTTGATATTGCATAGCAAAAGATACAGACCCAATCTGTTTCTGAATCTCTTTTAGTTTTTCATAAGAGAATCGCTCTGGCCATAGCACTTTCTTTTTCTCTTCATCAATTATAGCAGCATACTTCTTTTTGACAAAGTTAGATGACTTCCAAAGATAAGAATGGATATCTCCATCATGCCACCTAGTGCCTATCGATATAATCTGTCCATTAGGCTCTAACATTGGCATTAGAGTCATATTATACCATCTAACTAATTCCCTGCGTCTATGCTCAGTTCTTGAGTTCTTCTGGTCTGTGATATCATCCAGTACAATAATATCGTAATGGCCACCAACCATAGATGATGTAATTCCCAATACAGTAAGAGTAGGCTCCTTATGAGCTCTACCACTCATACCAGCTCTCATGACTCTAAGAGTTGAACGAGACCATTCCTTGCTATATCCACGCTGGTCACCGAATATTTCTCGTAGTCTTTTATTAGCTTCGAGATTATGCTGAATGAATGTCATCATCTCATCTGCTTTATCTTGATTAATAGTAACTCAAAGAGCTCAATCCACTCCTGATGAAATGGCTTACACTCAAGACCGAGAATGTCTTGTATAAAGAGAATTGGATTAGTAGAATATTTCAGCAGGTCTAACTCTTCTTTAGAGAGTATCTCTTTAAGAGATTCCATGATAGTTATTTAAAGAATAAACATTAAAACATATTATACAGGCTTACGAGTCTATTACACTAGGCAATAGACTTATAAGCCGAGTGAGAAGGTAAACCCGAAGACTTTAGCTGCAATTAGCAGGAAAGATATTACTATGAATCCCCAGAACACTTTGTCTTTGAGGTCCTCCATACTTCCTTTATCCATATTATCGACTCCACCATCTTATCACATGCGAAATACATAAGAGTTATTAAGCCGTGGCATTTCTAAGAAATTGGCATATCATAATCATCGTCAACTTCTATGCTATCCTTATAGTGCTTCAGATAGTTAAGTATGGCTGTTACCACGGCTGAGAGCATTGCTAAGATGGTAGCATATTGTGGGTACGAAAGCACTAACTCTGGTATCCCCTCCTCTACTGCCCATACCAAAGATGCTATTGCACCAACTAGTATCATTTGAACAAAAAACTTCTTGACAGTTATAGTCCAATCATAAGTTGATATTTCAGCCATTATTGTTCCTCTACCAATTTAGATACTTTTGCTCTACATTCAGGACATAATTCTTTGGTAAAATTCAATAGCAGAATCTTAACGTTCTGCTCCTTTTTGATATTAATATTGAAGAAATTGGTAGCCTGCCTTACACCATACTGAGCAAGCGCTACCCAATTCTTTCGCTCTTGCTCTAGACTATCTCTTACTTCACGTATAGCCCTTAATTGGTCATTGATATTCTCAGTCTCCTTAGCCTTTTCAAGAATAGCTTTAGACTCTTTATACACTTCATCAGTCTTCTTTAATATTTTTCTAATTGCAGCCCTAAATTCTTTAGTGAGTTCATCTACCGGGTCTCTACCTTCTTCAAGAGCATCTTCTAATTTCCGCTTCATCTTGATATCCTTGTAGCGAAGAATACTCATTGGAGATAGATTCCTAAGTTCGATAATCTCAGGATGTTCCTTCTTCAGTATCTTCACAATATCTGTATAGCTAACTCCTTGATTAAGCAGTTCATCAACTCTAGAAGATAAATTATATTTCTCAATTTTACTAACTCTTCCCATACTAATCAAAAGATATAAACATCTCTATAGTGTATTCGGAATGGCACCCAACCATCTACCCGCCATAGCTTGGCACTCCTTACTTCACGAATGAAGCAGTGATGCGAGGAGAGACCGCTCAGAGGCATATTACGGTGCACCATTCAGTCGGTTTAGAGCGACTTACCTCTCCTCAATTATATTATATGTTGAATAGTTTTCGAAAATTTAAAATCCTTAAGGAGAGCGAATAGTAACCTTTATATATCGATATTCTACATAGTATGAATATATGATATTTCTATAATATAGATAGCATGTTCACGATACCGAGATACTTTCAATGCACAATAAGGTATAGCCTAATACTTTCAATTACCCCATATGAAAGTTTATATATGAAGATTGAATTTCTCCTTATAACTTTCCTTTCTGACACCGAGGAGGAAAGAAGGGAAAGAACAGGTGTAGGAGGATGAGAAAGAAGGATGGAGACAAAAATAGGAGAAAAATCGTATTTGACAATATCAACATACCATGAGCCATCTGGTAATGGTCGATATATCACAATTGGCAAATATTTCAGAGCCAAGAAAGATGGAAAGGAAAGAAAGATAGTAACCAAGAGCATAGCCATACCAACCGATAAGGTTGATTGGTTGGTCAAAGCTATGAAACAATTATCGAAAGAAATTGAACAACAAAACAAAAAACAAACAGATACAAAACAGGTATCAGGGATTGATTCATCGACCATAAAGATGTTATGGGAATTAAAGAACTCCCTGCCGAAAAAACAGTATGAACAGATATTAACCAAGATTCTTAAACAATAAACTCTATTTTTTTTTATCAATCTATTTCTATCTGAATTGTTTTATATAAATCTCTTAATATTCTTGATCGGGATATTAATCTATCTATTTCTATAAATCTGATAATTATAAAAGTATAGCATAAGAATTTTGCTTAAAATTTGAACATTCAGGATTTTGGCTTTAGCAGGGATTTACGAATATTCGAATATTCGCATGCGATTAAAAGGGCATGTTCAGATTCTGCTTAAAGTTTCGATGATAAGGAGAGAGAATATAGAAAATGCTTTAGAAGGGTATTTTTCGTATGTAAAGTGTAGGGGTTTCGAGTGTAAAAGTATGTTTTAGTGAATTTTGTTACGTATGTGTAATTTGAGTATATAAGGCAAATTACATATATGGAACAGATTTCAGGGTGTGAGAAACTGAGATTCAGGCTAGTGGAATATTCGGATGTTCTGGGCTGAGGATAATGGGGCTTGGGCTGTTCTGCTTATAATTCGGATATTACGCATGGGAATATATATGAGACTTAGTGTTTTTTCTATATATTCTCTGTGTGTAGGCATCTTTCTTTCTATTCCCTATCTTCTCCTATCTTTTTATCTTGGCTTCTTTTTGTTCATTCTATTGAACGTATGTTCGATTTTCTAACGTAATAACTTTATATTTGATGTTCTAGCCCCGAGAATATTCAATACTTCGATATTCCTCAGCACCGAAACGCTTATATACCCCCTTTGAGATATAGGTAGTGCCATTTCTCCCAACCCAAGAGGAGAAATTGGCAGGAGGTGAAGATATGAATATAGGCAAAGAAATAGAAAATGCTATTTCTCCCGAAAATAGGGAGATAATAGCAAAATATAGGCAAGTGGATACATCTGGAGTAATATCTCTAGATAGAGCATTTGAATATTATAAAGCTATCCTCTCCTCGATGAAGAGGAAGTTATAGGAGGTAGAAAAATGAATATCGATGATATACTAAATTGGATGGATGAATATAAAGAACA